GCTGGATTTGGAGGTGGATTCGCGGGAGGTTTAGCAACATCTGGTCAAGGTAACGCTGGCGGTGCCAATTTCCAAGGCTATACATATTCTTCTTCTGGCGGCGGTGGCGGCGCAGGAGGTACTGGTGGAAACGCTACCTTAACTACATCAGGAAACGGCGGCGTTGGTTTGAATTGGAATAGCTTAGGGACGCTTTACGCTGCTGGCGGCGGCGGTGGGGTTTTGAGCGGTGGTACGGCAGGAACTGGCGGAAGCTCAATCGGTGGAAATGGTTCAACGACTGGTGCTGGATCTGCTGCTTCGCCTGCAAATAGAGGAAGCGGCGGTGGGGGTTCTGGTGGGGGTTCTGGACTTGGAGGAACTGCAAGTGACGGTATTGTAATTGTGCGTTATGCAGACACATTTGCCATACCAACATTAACAACTGGATCTCCATCAATTTCCGTATCTGGCGGTTACCGTTACTACACTTGGACCGGCGCTGGTTCAATTACGTTCTGAGGCACAACATGGCACATTTTGCAAAACTTGATGAAAACAATGTTGTGCTTGAAGTTCTTGCCGTTCACAACAATGAACTGTTTCAAGACGGTGTTGAATCTGAAGCCAATGGAATTCAATTTCTTGTAAATTGGTCTGGTGGATACAGTAACTGGAAACAAACCAGTTACAACGGCAGCATTCGAAAGAACTACGCTGGAATTAGTTTTACCTACGACGCAACTCGTGACGCATTCATTCCGCCAAAGCCATTCCCATCGTGGACTCTGAACGAAACCACTTGCTTGTGGGGTGCGCCAACACCAATGCCAACTGACGGCCAGCGGTATCAATGGGATGAACCAACAACTTCTTGGGTGTTGATCAATGGATAAGGCAAACCTATCAATCAACCTGCTCAACGCCATCCTGCAGTATCTTGGCCAGCGCCCTTACGTTGAGGTTGTTGGGTTGATCAAGGCGATCGAGCAGGAAGCTGCTGAACAGGCCAAGCCGGAAGAGTGAGATGGACAATGTCGATACCAAGTTAGCAGTTCACGAGGCAATCTGCGCAGAACGGTACAACCACATCTCAAACTCCCTGTCGTCTGGCGACAAACGTATGACGAAGATTGAGTACCTTCTCTATGCAGTCATTGCGGCGGTGCTGTTCGGCCCCGGCGTAGCGGCTGAGTTTGTCAAGAAGCTGTTTGGGCTATGAACTGGGGTGACGTTCTCAAAGCAGTCATCCCGATCATTGTTGCGTCATTGGCGTGGCTGCTTGGTCAGGTCTCTGAGTTCTCGACTCGTCTGACCAAGATTGAAGGGGCGATGCCTGCGTTGATTACCAAGGAAGGGGTGCCTACGGACAGTCCAATCAGCGCTGAAAGACGGCACGTCATGAAAGAGTTGATCTACAACGACATTCACGACCTGCAGGTGCGCCTCAAGTTGATGGAAGAACGTGCAAAGGTGAAATGATGGAAGCATTTGAAATCATTCTCAAGGCGTCTCCGGCAATCCTTGCGTTGATTACTCTGATCGTTGTCTTGGCTAAACTTGACTTGCGCGTAGCGGTGCTTGAAGAAAAGGTCAAGACACTGTTCGATCTCTTTAATAAGAAGCCGCACGATGGCTGACTTCGGACCCGCATTTGAGCGGATGATTCATGACGAGGGTGGCTTCCAACTGACCAATATACCGGGCGACCGGGGAGGGATGACCTATGCCGGAATCGCAAGAAACGCAAACCCAAACTGGCCGGGCTGGGCTTTGGTTGACCGTCAGGAAATGGGCGGACAACTTACACCTATGGTTCGGGAGTTTTATCGCACGAATTATTGGAACCGCATTAGGGGCGATGAGATCGCTGACCAGCAAATTGCAGAAACGATCTTCAACTTCGGGGTCAACGCCGGAGTAAGTTTGGCCATCAAATTGGCGCAGGTTGTTGCAGGAGCGACTCCAGATGGTGGCATTGGTCCAAAGACTATTGAGCTACTCAATCGCTGCACGGCGAAGGGTTTCATGGCTTCCTACGCCCTTGCCAAGATCACCAGATATGCAGAGATCTGCAACCGAAACAGGGACCAATCCAAGTTCTTGCTTGGGTGGATCAACCGTACCCTGCGAGGGCTTGCGTAATGGATCTGATCGGAATTGGCAGCATTATTGAGGGAGTCGGCAAGATTGCGGACTCGCTCATCACGACGGACAAGGAAAGGCTCCAGATGGATCTGGAGAACCGGAAACTGGACTTGGAAGAGAAGAAGATTGACCAAGCCACCGATCTTGCTCAAGTTGAGATCAACAAGATTGAGGCCGGTTCATCTAGCTTATTTGTCAGTGGTTGGCGTCCTGCTGTGGGCTGGGTTGGGGTTCTGGGTCTGGTTTACCAATTTCTTGGCTATCCTTTGATGCAATGGCTCTGGGCTTTTGGCCAAGGGGTCGATATAATCCCAAAGGAATTGCACCCGCCGCCTGACCTTGACGTTGAGCAACTCATGACGCTACTTGCGGGTTTGCTTGGGTTTGGCGGGATGCGGTCTTTTGAGAAATCCAAAGGGGTGGCAGCAAAATGACTACTGCAGTCACGATGACCTACGATTCGCTGGTCGAGAACATTCAGTCATATCTGGAGCGCACCGACACAGCGACACTGGACAAAATCCCTCTGTTCATCATGCTTGCAGAGCAGGTGATCGCGAGCCAGATCAAATTCCTCGGCAATCTGACAGTCAACACCAGCACGATGGTGGCTAATACTTCGATCATCGACAAACCCGCTCGGTGGCATAAGAGTGTAAGCATGAACATCACTGTCGCCGGAGTCCGTCAGCCAGTTCTTGTGCGCAAGTATGAGTATTTACGGAGTTATTGGCCTGACAACACCAAAACCGGGGTCCCTGCCTACTACGCCGACTACGACTACACCCACTGGCTCGTGGCTCCAACTCCAGCCAGCGCTTATACCTTCGAAGTGTTATACTATGAGCGTGTGCAGCCGCTAGACTCAACGAATCAATCCAACTGGTTTACAGTCTATGCTCCGCAAGCACTTCTGTACGGGTCTCTGCTTCAAGCCATGCCATTCCTCAAAAACGACGAGCGATCTCCGATGTGGCAAGCGCAGTACGATGCGGTAATCGCTGCTCTGCAGACCGAAGACAAGCTCCGGGTCGCTGATCGTCAAGCCATAGCGGTGGACTCATGAGTTACAACAGCCCATTCACTGGCAACGTCGTACAGCCAACCGACGTTTCATATGCATCTTATGCACTGACTTCAACCACCGGGACGATTCAACTCGAGTGGCCGATCAATGGGTCGGTGAGCAACTACGTCGCTGCTCGCGTGATGCAGGTTAGCACCACCAGCACCTCGTACGAGCTTTGGATGCCACCTGCCAATCAGTCTTCGGTTGGTCAGGATGCGTTGATTTACAACACCGGCGGCGTCACGCTGACGGTAAAGTCTTTCGGCGGTGCTAGCACAATCGTTTCGATCCCGTCGACGGGCGGAAGTGCGCAATACATCTTTATCACGTCCAACGGAACAACAACCGGGACTTGGGGTGTTATTGCATTCGGCTCTACAACGTCGCTCGCGACAGCTTCAGCTCTAGCCGGGTACGGTCTTGCTGCCATTGGGTCAACCCTGAATCAGACAACGCCTGTAACAGCGTTTGCGTCCACCTACACACTGCTTGCGTCGGACCGTGCATCAACTTATGTTTGGACAGGCGGCGCAGGTACGTTGTCGATCACCTCTGCTACGACGCTGGGGAACAACTGGTTTGTTTTCGTTCGTAACGGCGGGAGTGGGACTCTGACGGTTTCCCCGACCGGCGGGAACCAGATCAATGGGTCAGCTTCGTTGGCGCTGCAGCCATCAGATTCCTGCTTGATCGTGTGCTCCGGGTCGGCATTCTACACGATTGGCCTTGGTCAAGGGACGCAGTTCTCGTTCACGCAGTTGACTAAGTCAGTTGCTCCGGGCGGCTCGTTTACGCTATCGAGCACCGAGGCGGCGAACGTCATTCAGAAATACACCGGGGCGCTGTCATCTAACGTCACAGTGACGATGCCGCAGACGGTTCAGATCTACTACATCACGAACCAGACGACTGGTCCGTACACCATCACATTCACCACAGGTGCCTCGGGAGGTGCTACGGCGACTGTTCCGACTGCACAGCAGATCATCCTGCTGTGCGACTCGGTGAATTTGTATAATGCATCCACGATAGCTGCGGGTGCCACGGCGGTCACGTTGTCCAACGGCGCTGTCGGGGCACCGGCATTGAGCTTTGCGAGTGAGACAACGACGGGTGTTTACCGACCAGCTTCGGGTGAGTTTGGCATTTCGATCCTTGGAGTTCAACGTCTTGACGTAACGGCGACGGGGATTACAGTGACGGGAGCAGGGGCATTTTCTGGTGCTGTATCGGGAACCACGGGGACGTTCACGACCGGCGTTTCTGGTGGGACCTTCCCGTGACCGCGAAAGTATTTTCACTAGATACAAAGCCGGGGATCCAACGTGACGGAACTGTCTTTGACATGGACTTTTACACGTCTGGCCAGTGGGTTCGGTTCCAGCGTGGTCGTCCACGCAAAGTCGGAGGATATGCGGTTATATCGAGCCAATTGAATGGTCCATCTCGCGGGGTTTGGGTCAATCCCAACAACGGGTTCAACCAGATCTTCAGTGGATATAGCAGTGGGCTGCAGGCGCTGACCGTTGACAACAACGGGATTGGTGCTGGAGTTACTGATTACACCCTCTCAAATTTCACAGCCAGCGACCTAAATCTGTGGCAGTTTGACGGGTTCTACGACATTTCTGGGTCCGGGGTGGCGTCCATTCTTGCGCATCCCGGCCAGAGCCTTGCGCAAATTGACGCAACGGCCAACACTCCGGTTCTGATCGGAAACATCAACGGGACAAGCCTGTCTCAGATTGGTATTTTTTCAGTCGCTAACGCATATCTAAACTCAACTACTTCTGTCACCGTTGCAACGACCAACACGCTAATTGGTGCAGGGCAATCCGTCACCGGAACTGGGATTCCCGCTAACACCACAGTTTCGGCGTCTGTCCTTGCTAATGGTATATTGGGTGTCGTTGCTGTAACAGGTGTCGCTGGTCAGTGCTCTTGCACGAGCACGTCTGGGCTGTTTATTGGCCAAACTGTAACGGTCAGTGGTACGAATACAGGGACAGCCACTGGCGTCACGTCGGGGGTGACCTACTAT